AGCGAGCTAACTGTCACTGGAGATCTATAGATCGCGCCATTGATGAGCTGGTGGCTCTTGGAGCTATCACTAAACAGCACAGGCGCAACGGGGAAAGCTACCAGTCCAACATGTATACCCTGCGAAGGGTAGCGCCACAGCTGTCACTACCTAGTGACAAGGCTGACAAGGGGGTACTGACACCACAGTCAGTACCTACTGACACCGGTGGCAACCTAACTAGAACCACTGAACTAGAACCACTTAACGATATACAGCAGTTTGAACCAGAAAGACAACTGAAACTGCAGCAGGAGTTCAATGCCTTCTGGGAGATCTACCCAAGGAAGCTTGGCAAGGGTGAAGCTAAAGGCGCTTTTGTCAAAGCTGTTGACAAGTTTGGTGCTGATGTTGTCTTGGAAGGTGCGAAAAGGTTTGCAAGCGATCCTAATCTTCCGTCACCACAGTTCATTCCGAGAGCTGCGACTTGGTTGAATCAAGAGCGCTGGGATGACGAGCCTTACAGTCCTATGGATCCTGCACAGATTCCTGGTGTGACTAAGGGTTTGAGTCGCTCACCTTATGTGGGTGGTCCTAGGGAGTGGGTTGAGGATATGCATAAGCTTGGGGAGCATTTTGAGTGTCGGCCTGGGGAGTTTGGGTGTAAGTGATCTGAAAAAAACTTTTGCAATGGGCTTGCGCTTAGTGTGTGTATGTGTATACACTTATGACATGAGCAACACCAATCAAACGAAAGGCACCAAGATGACTGCTGAAGACCTCCAGAAATGGGATGTCATCAAGTTTCGCACGTCTAACGAAACTCGCTCCAAGATTGGTATCGTCAGGCGAGTTTTCAGCGAGTGCAACATTCTCGGTGAGGTGAACATCTTTGCTGATCTTGAAATTGGAAAGAGGCGCGAGCTGGTGTCTTTCGGTGGAGAGTTTGGGTCTATAAAGCAGTTTGAGTACCTTCACAACATGAATCCTGAAAACTGGGATTGAATGTTTAGGGATACTTATGGTCGATAGAACCCTTGAAGAGCGCCGCGCCTACTTCCTGGAACGGCTGCGCATAGGTGACAAGTGGGCGGACCATGTAGCTGACATGATCATGAAAGCTGGCAAGACTGCTTATGCGAGCCTCAGCGAGAGGCGCATCACACAAGCGCTTGGTATGTTTGCACAGGTGGAGGTCAAACATAGTGACCGGTGACTCTGAGCAACCCATAGATAAGCGCTTCACACCAGAAGCGCTCGCTAATGAGGACAGAATGAAGGCAGACCTGGAGCAGGCTTGGGAATGTACCCTGCACCACATGCCCATGTATTACCATGTTGACTTCTTTGCTGAGCGCGATCATCAACTGGTGGCCTGGGTTGAGGTGAAGCAGCGCAACTGTCCTTCCACGCAATACCCCACAGTGTTCATGAACGCTGACAGAAAATATAAGCATCTCCTCGCTCATTCTGAGACTGCACCAGCTTTCTTTGTAGTGCGATGGTCTGACGGTGTGACACGCTTCATAGATGTGCGCAATGTCAATCCGGCTTGGCTTGGCCAGGGTGGGGAGAATGATAGGTATGGTCCTGGTATGCATGAGGTTGAGGCTGTGTTTTTGATTCCGATTGATGCAATGAGGCCGCTATGAACAGTAATGGTGACAATCTTTGGGCTGATGCGCTTGGCATAGATCTAGAGGAGCTCTCCCATGAGCACCCTAATCATCCTGACCAGCTGAGACTGAAACGGATTATTACTAAGAAGTCTGAGAACTATTGGGCGAGGGAACGGTTTCTTGCACGCCTGGAATATAGCGCGAGAACGATATTGCCACACACCATTACTCAGCCTGAGAAGATTCGCAAGAAAAGCGCTAAAGTGGGGCGCTATGAGTTCACCGAGAGACAGATTCAGATTGCTAGGGCTGTCCTAGATGCCCACAATCCGCTGTGAGCGCTGCGGTTTTGAATGGGAGCTCAGTGGCAGTAGACAGAAAACGATTCTCTGCGGTTCTTGCAGGGCGAAGAAGGTGCAAACAGTCCACACTAAGAGAGGTAAGTGCCTACCCTGGCATGGAAACTTTCTTGCCGATGACATCACACCCTGTGATGATGAGGGGAAGCCTGTGATGCCTGGTGTCAGGCGTTGCGGTCACAATGATTGTACTAATCCAAGCCATATAGAAAGGGAAAGCAATGATCAAGAATGAGGCTCAGGTTGAGTTGACTGGCTGGTTGAACGATGTCAAGGAGTTCGACTGGGGGACCGCGCTAAAGGTGTCCATTGATGTTCGCAAGAAGAACCACCAGGGCGAGTGGGAGACAGTGGACAAAACCACCTATGACATCACAACTGATGGCCGGACCGCTTTGGAGGGTGTGAAGCAGGTTACGGTGAAGGGCCGGATTACTGGGACCAGCACTTTTCAGAAGCGTGACGGTACTCCAGGCGCAGCGATCAAGGTGCGAGCTGACAGTGTGACGGTTGCTTCGGACAAGATTTTGGAGGCAGCGATCATGGAGGTTTGGCCTACCGCAAAGATTGGTCCTGCTGTTGATGAGGGTGCGCCTTTCTAATGGACACTGAGTTTACCGAGACTGAGATTAGAGATCTAGAGAACTCGGCTTATCAGGCTGGTATTGCTTTGGGTGAGAGCATTGAGCGCAAGAGGATTATCGCCATGCTTCTTGACGGTTGGTGCAATCATGACTCTCCGATAATTGCCGCTATCAAGGGGGATGACCTCTGATGGGCTGGTCTTATGCACTCATTTTGAGTATCTTCGCCACCTTATATGTTCTGCTTGCTCAGAACGCTGACGGGATGCTCGCCGGCTTCGCGTACACATCCGCTGCGCTCCTGTTCATGCTGGCAATGATGTTCCTCATGAGGCCTCCAAAGTAGACTGGTTAGGTGAGCCTAACTTTTGAAGTCTTTGGCAGACCAGCACCACAGGGCTCCAAGCGTTTCATAGGACACTCACCTAAGCAGGGTGGCCGCTTCATTGAGGCTTCTAAGTATCTGCCGGCGTGGAGGAAAGCAGTCACCACTGCAGCTTCAGAGGCTATCCCTGATGACATGCTTGAACCGTTGCAGGGGCCGGTAGAGCTTGAGGTTGTGTTCTTCCTGGAAAGACCAGCAACTATCAGTGTGAAGCAGAGGCCTTGGCCTATCAAACCTCCTGATGTTGACAAGCTGTTGAGGGCTGTTTTGGATTCCTGCACTGATGCATCTATCTGGCTGGATGACGGCCAAGTGGTGAAGCTGACAGGCTGGAAGTGTTACGCGGACACGCGAGAGCCTGGAGCAACCATCACAATAAGACCACTATTTGAGTCTTTCGGGTTAGACTTCCCTTAGTCTCAATGAAAGGTGGAATGTTTCATGCTTGAGGATCTAGTAGCACCCAGCAGGATACGACCTTGCATGATTAGAACTGTCCTGTCTGGTTTGGAAGAGTCAGATCAGAAGATTCTGAAGGCAGCGCTCGCGGATTATGATTCTTGGAGTCATAGGGCTTTGGGGAAAGCTTTGAGCGAGAAGGGTTTGCCTCTTGGCGAGAAGATTATTAGGGACCGCAGGGTAAGACCTTGCGATGAGTGTGTCTGTAGGGTGGACTGATGCTTGAGGAATTAGAGCCAGCTCGGAAAGTGCATGCACCAAAGGACTTCAGGCCTGGCTTAGAGTTTGACGGTAATGAGGGGACCGCGACCACTGAAGGGCTGCCGGAGGCACCTAACTTTGATGAGTTCTTGGAGGAGCGCGGTTACTCGCCGGATGAGTATGAGATTGTGGGGACACCTCGCACTTCTCAATGGCAACGCTGGGATGGGGAGTGGCTGACGGCTTACAGGTTCCATTTCCGCAGGAAAGTGACAGACTTTGACTTGCCTACCCTGTACGCACAAGCCAAGAAAACCACACCTAAGCCGCTAAAGGTGGGTAAGAACCAGCGGACCTATGTGATTGCGCCGGCAGATTATCAAATTGGCAAGTTTGGCAGCCGAGGCGGACACCTTGAGTCAATCCAGAGAATCCATGCCTCTTATGCTCGCATTGAGCAGAAGCTGAAAGCCGGCAACTATGACCACATAGTCATCCTGGACATGGGGGACATTGTGGAGGGCATCAGTAATAAGGCGGACATGGAGCAAGCCATCATGTCAACGCTCTCACCGATGCAACAGACTGATGTGGCTGCTGCTTTGATATGGGATCTAATCAAGATGGCCAGCAAGTATGCTCCTGTCACTTATGGTTCTGTGGCATCCAACCATTGCCAGTACCGAGTGCAGAAGCAACATGTTGGCAGACCTGGCGTGGATGACTGGGGGATTGTGATTCTGCAGCAGATTCGGAGACTTGCTACTGAGGTGGGTTTGCCTGTGGAGCGCTGGCTGGTTCCACAACCTCATGATGAGGGGTTTGCTTTTGATGTGTTTGGTGACGGCTCACACATCTTGGGTGCGATTCATGGCCACCAGGTTGCAAGACCGGATGCTTTCCAATCGTTCTGGACTAAAGCTGTTTTCAATGACACCTATCTCGCAGCTGCCACACTTGTCATATCAGGCCATTTTCACCATCACCGCGTAGAGCAGTTCTCTGGGTCCGAGGGCAGGGAGCGTTGGTGGGTGCAAGCAAGCACTATGGACAGTGGATCCGACTGGTTTACCAGAATGAATGGTGGCGGTGGGGACTCCACACCAGCTGTCACCTGTTTTGAACTGGTGAAGGGTGAGCCTTTTAGGGGAAAGATTGACCTGTTGTGACCGAGGAGCAAGAGTTTCAACGGGTTGTCCATTCCATGTATTCTGCGGACCTGCCACCAGTAGAGGTTGTGACAGACAAGTTCAGGGCTGTAGCTAAGAACTTCTTTACAATCCCTGTGGCTTTGCTGTTTGAGTTGAAGGAGGCACAGGTAAGACAGGATGGCTCAGACCTTCTGCTCCTGTTTGATGCTGCAGAGATAGCTTTTGAGGCTAACGACTTTGACAACATGAAAGAGTTGAACATCCGCGACTTCCTGAATGTGATTCAAGCCTGGGTGTATTTTGATAGGCCTTTGGGGTGACAGGTGAGACTGACACACTTCTATCATGTTTACGCTGACGGGGACTGGCTCACACCGGCTACAGAGCACATTGAAGAGCTGACCAAATCAGGTTTGATTGATGACCTTGACGATCTATTCCTTGGCATTGTGGGGACATCGGAGAACCGCGCGAAGGTGAAGGCAGAGCTCCCTGGTGTGTGTGTTGCAGAGTCCGCAACAGGCTGGGAGCAAGTAACGCTACAGAAGCTCCACGAGTTCGCACAGACTGATGATGGCGCTGTCTTCTACGCTCACACCAAAGGCGCTTGGTCCAGGACAGAGCTAGCAACAGACTGGAGAATCTCTATGACTCATGACACTGTGACACGCTGGCAAGAGTGTGTGACCGCGTTGCAGTTTGTAGAGGCTGCTGGTCCTTACTGGTTGAGGTCTTGGGAGCCGGAGCATGTAGATCATGACTTCTTCTTTGCCGGAAACTTTTGGTGGGCTCGCTCGGACTATATACGCACACTTTCACCTGTGAGTGTAAGCAATCGTTACCAGGCTGAGGGTTGGATAGGATTGAACAAACCAACTGTTAAGAACATGCGGCATGGGCATTCATTTTGGGGGAACTTTTGGACACCAGACTCAACACAAGACTGAGCATCTATACCGGTGGAACCTTTGATCTGTTTCATTCAGGCCATGTCAACTTTCTGCGAAAGTGCGCACAGCTAGGCCATGTCACAGTCTCTCTAAACACTGACGAGTTCATTAGCAGTTACAAAGGCAAGCCACCTGTCTGTTCCTTGCAGGAGCGCCTGGATGTCTTGGAGGCTTGTGTGTGGGTTGACGAGGTAATCCCTAACTATGCTGGGGCAGACTCTAGGCCAGCTATTGAGTCAGTAGCACCGGACATCATCGCTATTGGGACAGACTGGGCGCGTAGGGACTACCACCTGCAGATGGGCTTTGACCAGGATTGGCTTGATGATCGCGCAATATCCCTGATCTATATTCCTTACACTGCCGGCATCTCCACTACTAACTTGAAGGAGCGCAGTGCTAATCGCTATAGGCACCAGCCCTGACCGGTCAGAATGGTTGCAAGCGTGCTCTGGGTCTATCGGCAGAGAGCACATCATCATCTCTAATTGGGGCTTTGAGCTTGGGAAGATTCGCTGGCTTATTGACAACACGACAGCGCAGCGCTTCCTGTTCTTGCAGGACTCTTGGGTGGTGAAAAGTCCGGACTTCTTCGCACTCCTGGAAGACACAGAAGGATCTATCGCACTGACACAGGATCCTTACTTCTTTGGATGCTTTGCAGGAGTCTATGAGCGCAGAGTGATTCAAGACATTGGCATCCCCACTGTTAGCACGAAACTGCAGGCAGTGGAGTTTGAGCGCGCTTGGCATGAGTCCTATGTGGCCAGCGCCGGTGAACCTACAGTGCTGTTCCCTGACCTTACCGATGAAAACGCGACAGAGGTGCGCTTCCATAACGGTAGAGAGAACCTTATTCTTGAGAATGACTACATCATCAAATACAAAGGAACCTGGAGGGCTGACCAATTATCCCCAATCTGATTGTGCCTGTCCTAAACCGTTACGATCTCCTGCAACGATTCCTAAACAGTCTTGACTATCCCATCGGCCACCTGCTCATCATTGACAACGGTGCAGCCTATGTTGATAAGGACCAACAGCTGAACATCCCAGACTGTGTAGAGCACACGACCTATCTGCCTATGCCCTCTAACCTTGGTGTGGCCGCCTCATGGAATCTCGGCATCAAACTCTTCCCTATGGACACTCATTGGACTATCGCATCTAATGACATGTTCTTCCAGCCAGGGGAACTGCAGAAGCTTGCCAATGCTCTACCTGACGAGCTGACACTCATGGCGGACTTCCCTCACTTCCACGCCTTCGCTGTAGGCGAAAAGGTAATCCAGAAGGTAGGACTCTGGGATGAAGCCTTCTACCCTGCCTACTTTGAAGACTCGGACTACATGAGAAGGTGCGAGTACCACGCGATCTACATCAACTACATGGATGTGAAAACCCACCACGACAACTCATCCACGATCAAGTCGGACAGCACCTACAGATTCCGGAACAATGCCACCTTCCAAAGAAACCAAACATGGTATGACCGCAAACAAAGAGAGGGAGACCAATCACAAGGAGGATGGGAGTTGTCTATGCGCAGAGAGAACGACTGGACACCATGACCTTCAACAAGCCTTGCATTGAGTGTGGAGTTCTGTCACGCGCTGCTACTTGCAGACCATGCCACCTGAAGAGCGAGAAGGCTCGCAATAGAATCCGCGACAACGACCCAGCAAGAAAAGCAAAGAAGGCCAAACTATATGACAGCTCATATAGAAAGAAAGCCATGCTTTTGAAAACCAGGGGGGGTATCTGCTACCTCTGTGGGAGGGTAGTGCCACCTGGAACCGGACAAGCAGACCACATCTACCCATCAGATCCCACATCACCCCTAGCCATCACTCATGCTTTCTGCAATCAAAGCAAAGGAAACAAAACAATCACATCACCGAGGTAGGGGGAGGGGGGAGAGGCCGGCAGGGGGCCACCACCACCAACACCCACCAACACAGACCAAGAAATCAAAAGCAACCAGTGCGCACAGGCGTTCGACTGCACAACCACGCAACCACACCCCTGCCACCGGCTTTATACAGGGGTGGGCTCAATCCTGCTAGTCCCAGCCACCAGCACCCCGTAGCCACCGCCTTGTAGGTATCCGCAGTTCAAAGCTTTTGGGGTACGCTGGAAGAATGTTGACTGTGGTGACTGGTCCGCCTTGTGGAGGCAAGTCAACTTTCATACGCGAGAGCGCAAAGCCAGGTGACATCATCGTTGACATGGACAGGATTGCTTTGGCCTTGTCGGTTGATGGCACTGAGCCTTTTCAGTATTCGGACTTGGTGCGCTTGGTTGCGCGTGAAGCTCGGAAGGCTGCGGTCAAAGCGGCGCTCGGTGTTGCTCAGGCTGAGAGGCGTTTGGGTGTTTGGATTATTCACACTGATCCGAGCAATGATGAGCGATCTGTTTACCGTTACGCCGGTGCGCGGTTCGTTGAGATCAATCCTGGCAAGGCTGAGTGCCTGACTAGGTTGAAGGAAAGACCTGTGCCTAATCAGAAGATTGCACGCAAGGTCATTGATACTTATTTTGGAAAGAGGACAGCTCATGCCTAATCCTGCTAAGCCCGTTGAGTTGAAGCGCAAGCTGGGGAATCCTGGTAAGAGGGCGATGCCTGGGGAGGGTGAGCTGATGACTATTGAGTCTGGCTTTAGGGAACCGCTGCGACCTTTGGGTGAGGCTGGTCAGCAGTTGTGGGATGAGATCTACATGGTTGGTGGGATGTGGATTAGTCCGCGCAGTGACACACAGCTGTTGCAGATGTGTTGTGAGCTTTTGGATAGGCGCGAGATTCTGCGTGAGGAGTTTCTTGCTGATCCTACTGAGCGCAAGGTGAACATGAGTCTGTTGGAGACTGAGAAGTTGATTCAGACTTCATTGTCGTTGCTTGGGTTTACCCCTTCTGATAGGTCTCGCCTTGGCCTGGCTGAGGTGAAAGCTAAGTCGAAGCTCGAGGAGCTGATGGATCGTAGAGCTAACAGGGTTGAGGAGTTTGAGGATGGAGCAGTCTAGCTGGCCTCCACGCTGGTTGACTCCTGTTCCTGAGAAGGCGATTGAGGCAGGCAGGAGGCTCGAGCCGGTAACAGAGTTTGCTCAGGCTTTCGGCATCATCACTAAGGATTCGGTGGCTGGTCGCACTGGTGAGCCTTTGGTGTTGCGATCTTGGCAGGTGTCGCTGTTGGAGCATCTCTTTGCTTATGAGAATGGCGGCTACAGGCACCAGTCCCAGCTAATCCTTATGCCAAGGAAGAACGGTAAGAGCGCACTGGGTTCTGTCATTGCGCTTTACGGTCTAATCTGTGGTCCTTCTGGTGGGGAGTGCTACAGCGTGGCAGCAGAAAAGGACCAGGCGAGAATCGTCTTCAAAGATGCGAAGCGCATGATTGAGGCGAGCCCTAACCTTTCCGCGATTACCAAGCTGTATAGGGATGCTATTGAGCTTCCTAAACTGGGTTCAGTTTATCGGGTTGTATCGGCTGAGGCTTACTCTAAAGAAGGTCTGTCACCAACTATGACGGTGATGGATGAGCTCCACGCTCAGAAGAACCGCGACCTGTATGACACTTTCTCTTTAGCTATGGGTGCGCGTGGCAAGCTTTCCACGCTGATAGCAATTTCTACTGCTGGTGTGCGCATGGATTCCACTGGGCGTGACTCAATCTGCTACAGCCTTTACCAATACGGTCAGATGGTGGCCAGAGGTGAAGTTGATGATCCAAGCTTCTTCATGGCCGCGTGGGAGGCACCGGAGGAGTCAGATCATAGAAAGCCTGAGACTTGGGCTATAGCTAATCCTGGCTTTGGGGATCTAAACGCTGTTTCGGATTTTGAGTCTGCTGTGAGGAGGACACCGGAGGCAGAGTTTCGGACCAAGCGCTGCAACCAGTGGGTGAGCTCGCAGACTTCTTGGTTGCCTTCTGGTGCATGGGAGGCTTGTGAGGCAGAGTTTGATGTGTCACCTGATGATGAGATTGTCCTTGGCTTTGACGGTTCTTTCTCTGGTGATGCTTCTGTGATTGTGGGTGCTGTAGTGCCAAAGGATGATGAGCCGGTGAAAGTGTTTCTTGTGAAGGCGTGGGAGAAGGACTTGAACCTGCATGATGATGACTGGCGCGTGGACATTGGTGAGGTGGAGCAAACTGTTTTGGACTTCTGTCAGGCTCACCCTAAAGTGCGTGAGGTTGCTTGCGATCCTTTCCGGTGGCAGAGATCCATGCAAGCTTTGGAGGAGCAGGGTGTGCCTATTGTGGAGTGGCCTTCGACAAGCGCAAGGCGTATGGTCCCAGCCTGTGCGAAAGTGTTTGATGCTGTGATGGAGTCCAGGCTGATCCATGACGGTAATCCGTTGCTGGCAAGACACTTGAGTAACGCGGTAACAAAGATTGACAACCTTGGTCCACGCATTGTGAAAGATTCAAGGAACAGCCCTAGGAAGATAGATGGCGCGGTAGCACTTGTGATCTGCGTAGATAGAGCACTGACAGGCGCTAAACTAGAACCAGTGCCACAATTCTTTGGATAGGTGATGATGTCTAACATTCTTCAGATTACTGGTGCAGTGGCTATTACAGCAGGCGCAATCCTTGTCAGTCTCCCTGTGGGGTTGATTGTGGCAGGCGTTTTCATTCTTCTAATCGGATTGGCTTTGGGGCGATAAGTGGTATTCAACAAACTTTGGGAAGACAGGGCAATCAGTTTCCAGACAATCTTTGAGACTGGTGATGACATTGTATTTAGCAGCGTTGCTGGGACTTATGTCAATGAGGACAACGCTTACCAGATCGCAGCAGTGTGGTCTGCGGTGTCGCTTATCAGTGACACTATTGGGACTCTTCCTGTGGATGTGTATTACCGCGATGGCAACAACCGCGAACTGTTCAGACCTAAGCCTTCCTGGGTTGCACAGCCTGATGTGAACTTCCCTGGTCACAGCACTTTCTATAAGAGCGTTCTGGTGAGCCTTCTGATTGACGGCAATGCTTTCGTCAGGATTTTCAGCAACCCTCGAGGTGAGGTGGTCAACCTTGTGGTCTTGAATCCACATCAGGTGGAGGTCTCCAGGAATGGATTGGGCCGGCTCATGTTCACTGTTGTCGGTGAGGACAAGCCTCTAAGCTCTGAGGAAGTCATCTACATTCCTGATCTGTTGAAGCCTGGCACCATCAGGGGTGTGTCTAGGGTGACGGCCATGAAGGAGAACCTGGCTTTAGGCAAGAGCCTCGAGATGTACGCTGCTAACTTCTTCGGCAATGGCACAACCCTGCAGGGAATAATTGAGTACCCTAACGCGCTTACCCAGGAGCAGAGCGAGTCACTCAGAAGCAGCTTTGATAATGCTCACAAGGGCTGGAGGAAGTCTCAGCGGACAGGCATCTTGTCTGGTGGCGCTACTTTCAAGTCAACCCAAGCAGATCCCGAGAAGTCTCAGGCGCTTGAGGCTCGCAGAATGGCTGTGGAGGATGTGGCCAGGATTTGGCGTATCCCTTCTCACATGCTCAATCTGCCAGGCACCAATACCTATTCCAGTGTGGAGCAGAACCTAATTTCCTTCACCACTCACACGCTCAGGCCTTATGTCGCTTTGCTAGAGGAATCGTTCAGTCCTCTCATGGCTCGCTACCCTGGTGGCGCTGAAAGTTTCTTGCGCTTCAACATGAATGGTCTTCTGCGAGCAGATATTCAATCAAGATTCTCTGCCTACTCCACCGGTATTCAGTCAGGCTTCCTCACCATCAACGACATTAGAGGCTGGGAAGAACTGGAAGCTCAGGAAGGCGAAGCAGCTACCCAGGTGCGCGTGCCTCTAGCTAATGTGAACTTGTCTGAGTCTGGTGTGCGCGCACAGCGTGAGAAAGTCCAGATGGTACGTGATCTAGTCTTTGCCGGTTTCAGTCCTGCTGAGGCTATGGAGATGATTGGTTTGCCGCCGGTTGCTCACACTGGTTTGCCTTCAGTGCAGTTGCAGGGTGTTGCACAAGTAGATCCTGCAAACCCAGACAGCGCTTACAAGGATGAGGTGCAGTGATGCCCTTAGAACATCGTCAGGTCACGCTTGGAACAGCCGCTACAGAGATTGTCGGCCATGACAACATGCCTCACCATGTGGTCCTGCACAACATGAGCAAGAGCGGTAATAACTATGTTTTTTTTGGTGGTTCCGCTGTGAGCGCCGCTAACTCATTTCACATTGACCCAGGCGAAACAATCCAGTTCGACCTGGGACCAGGTGACAGACTTTTCGCGGTGTCGGATCCTGCTGGTGTTGTCGTGGGCGTTTTGGATATTAGACAGGTTGACTGATGGCTCCTTATTACATTGAAGAGAACAATCCTGGCTGTGCTGTGGGGGAGTATGCGACTGTGAAAGAGGATGGCGAAGTTATGGGCTGTCATGCCACCAAGGATGAGGCGATTGACCAGGGTGTTGCTATTGCGTTGTCTGAGGATTCAACTTTTGAGGGCGAACGCTCTGAGAAGCGCTTAGAGTCTGGTCCTCCTGCAGTAATTGTGGACATTGACGGCACTCTCATTGTGGATGGTATGCGCAATGACCGCGTGGTGAACTATGTGGAGTCTTTCGATGACACTGAGGTCATTATTGTGACTGGTCGCGCTGAGAATCGCAGGGAAGAGACTGTGACCGAGCTTGACTCTTTAGACATTGACTTTGACCAGCTGATTATGCAGCCGAGCGTGAACACTGTCACACCGGACTTCAAGCAGGCTGTGGCTGAGAGGCTTCTGGAAACTTACAATGTGATGGTTGCGGTTGATGATGATCCTGAGAACCGCGAGAGATTCCGAGCGCTTGGGATTACTGCTTTGGCTACTGATGAGGTGCCTGATGTTGAGGGTGAGGACCGAGCTGAACCTGGTGAGCTTTCTGTTGGTGACTTTGTGGAGTGGGACTCTTCAGGTGGTATGGCTCGGGGCCAGATAACTCGGATTGTGATTGACGGTCAGATCAATGTGCCTGACAGTGACTTTGTAATCAATGGTTCTGAGGACAACCCTGCAGCGCTTATCAGGGTGTGGCGTGAGTCTGAGAACGATGAGGGCATGATGGAGTGGAATCCCACTGACACTCTTGTCGGTCACAGATTCAGCACCCTTACTTTGATTGACCGGCTGGATGAGCGTTCTGAGATTCGCCAGGTTGACTTGACTCCACCGGCTTACATGCGTGCAAGCGCTCGGAGGGGTTTGCAATGGCATGAGGCTGGCCTGTCTGGTGACGGTTTGATGCCTGCAACAGTGCGTGAAGCTAGGGCTATGGCTGATGGTTCGGTCACAGCTGACAAGTGGGTGCGCATCAGAGCTTTCCTTGCAAGGCACATGGTGGACTTTGATGCACCAGCCGCCTCACCATCTAGTGATGACTTCCCCAGCCCTGGTGTTGTCGCTATCGCTCTTTGGGGTGGTGGCATTTCTCGCCGGTCTGCGCAACGCGCTATGGACTACGCAGATGGTGTGATTGGTAGAATAGAAGCAGAGAATGAAGGTCGCGCGAAAGGCGAAGCATTGAGCAAGATGGAAACACGCATCAATCCAGCACAGTTTGAACTGCGTGAAACACCGGAGGGCATGACCTTCACTGGTTACGCTGCAGTCTTCAACAGTGACAGTGAGCCTTTGCCTTTCATTGAGCGTATCGCTCCAGGCGCTTTCAGGGGTTCTCTGAGGAACCGCAACGACATCAAACTGTTGTGGAACCATGACACAGGCCAGGTGCTCGGATCTACTCGCGCCGGCAATCTTCGCCTGACAGAAGATGACAGGGGCCTGTATGTTCACGCAGTCCTGCCACGCACTACTCTCGGCAATGATGTCCGCGAGCTTGTCTCTACAGGAATCGTTGACTCTATGAGCTTTGGCTTCACTGTTGCACGCGGTGGTGATGAGTGGTCTGTTGACGGCTCTGTGAGGACTCTCAAGAAGGTAGTTCTCAGGGAGGTCAGCATTGTGTCTTTCCCTGCCTACCCAGCCACAGCAGGCTCCACAGCGGTCCGAGGTTTGGACAAGGTTGCCAAGCGCGCAGAGGTTGATGCTGATGCTCTCGCTGATGCTCTGTTGAAGATTGAGAACGGTGAGGACATCACCACTGATGACCGCAACCTGATCACAACTGTTCTGGACAAGCTTGGACCGGTTGAGGCACCTGCACAGCTTGACAATGGTTTAGAGATGCTGGCTTTGAAGAAGAAGAAGCTGCAACTTTTGATGGGTTACTAATGGCTTCCAGGGCTGACATTGAGCAGGCCATCCTTGATGTTGCAGGGAATCCTGTCTCTGGTGTGATTAGGGACATGGCTGGGGCTTTCGCTGATGCCATTGTCGCTTTGGATGAGGATCCTGCTGACACACCAAAGAGGGTGAGCCCTGTTCAGGGTACAGTTCAGCAGCGAGAAAAAGAGACTCGCGTTCTTGGGGCTGTTGAACAGCGATAGCGAGTTTCTCCCTGGCTAGTTTCCCCTTTCGGCTGGCCAGGGTTTTCTCTTTCCAGCAGTAAGGCTCACCTTACTTGGTACCATTGAGGTATCAGATTTGTGCGTTACCGCTGCTGAGAGCTGTTGAGTGTCACCACCGCAGCGCTACCACACAATCACAAACATTATTGGAAGGACATTATGTCTGAGTTCATCAAGACTCAGGAAGAGATCCGCGCCAACCTGACTATGCAGATTCGTGAAGTTATTGACGGAGCAGAAGCAGACAAGCGCGGTCTTGACCAGGCTGAGTTACAGAAAATCAACAAAATCGAAGAGGACATCGTGCGCGCTTCGGAGGCCCTTGAGGTTGCACGCCGCAACGAAGAGCGCTCTCTTGAGGCTGCTGCAGCTTCTCGCGGTTTCGCTCCTGCTGCTGAGGCTCGCGGAGATGCTGAGATCTTCCGCGCTATGGCACGCGGAGAAGTGCGCGAGCACAACTTCACTATGGAGAAGCGTGACCTGGTTCCTTCAGCGAACACTGTTCCGGTTGCTTTCTTGGATCGCGTATTCGCGCTCGCAAAACTCGTTGGACCTTACTTGGAGACCTCTGAGGTCTTCCAGCGTGACAGCGGTTCTGATTTGCGGATTCCGGTTCTCACAGCGTATTC